TTTGTATTCTGGCACTTTCAACAGTATGTCAAGTTTGTTTAGTTGTGGCATGCCAAATGTTCCATCAATGCCAATTGGCTTGTGAAACTTGCCTTTCATAATAACAGATCGATCATCTGCCATTGATTCGATTGTAGATTCTTTATCATCTGATACAATCTTAACCAGATTTAAAAAGCCTAGTGCGTGTGTGTGCTTGACGATGTCAAGTAATGTGTCTTTCATATGCCTGTTCCTTATAAGGTTGTTTAGTTAATAGTAACATTATTTAGATCTAGAGTCAATAGTGTTTTTAATTTCTTGATATATCCTTTGGTTTGTTTCTTGATCAAAGTGATTTACTCCATTATTTGGTGTGCAATAGAACATGTAATTTAACTTATTGGTATCTTCGTTGAAATTATCTATCTCAATACTATTATATTTTGCCAAAATGTTTTCTATCTTTTCATAAATTAAATTGTACATATCTTCATAAAATGTTTTGTCATAATGATACACAAACCAGTTGTAGGCAGTTCTTAAACTTTTGTTGAAAACATTATACCATTTAGAATAATGATATTCAATGTCAGCATACAACATATCGCTATTGGTATGTAAAATACTTTTATATTTTATTGGATGATCTTTTGTGTGTAATCTATAAGGACTGGTGTGGCTTACAATGATATAATCAAACAGATCAAGGTTATTTCTTTGTAATTGTTTTAAGATTTTGTATTCGCTTACACCACTTTCTGCAACATTAGTAACATCAAAAGAATCTGCTAATAGATTAACCCAACCTTTGAAAGGAATAGATTTTGGTGTCCAGTCTGATGCAAAACTGTCTCCTGCAATTAGTATTTTAATCTTTTGGTTTTTCAATTATAACCTCTGGGTCACGTTTTGTAATTAGGTTATATCTCCACCATTCTCTTTCTTTCCAATCAACATCTCCTGGCTTTTTGAACTTTAGAAATGAACAACAATCGTTATCAGTATTAATTTGTTCAATGTCAAAGTTGGTGCAATCAAATATAATCTTGGTTATAGTTTCTTGATCACAGTATTGATAGTAACCTTGCTTAATAAGTTCAAGATCTTGTTTGTTATCTGCATTTGCAAAATGAAACAAACCTTTTGATCCTTTTATCATTTTTTCATTTATCTGTCGAAAGAACATTTCAATCTGTGGCACAGTAAAGTAGGGCAAGAAATCCCAACTAAACATGTATCCAACTTCATTGTTTGGCACCATGTCCAAGTTTGTATATTGAAAGTTTGGGTCCAGCATACAATGGATAAAGTGTGCTAGAAACTTTGGTTGATATCTGTCTGTAAGTTCTTTGGGCAGATGTGGATAAAAATCAACAGAGTGATACTGTTCAAATGCTTTTAAATATTCTATCCAATAACCATTGCCTAATCCTAACAATAAACAAGATAACAATACGTTGCTTTCATTTTGTAAAACTTGTTGTATTTCAATCATTAACTTAGGAGGCATCACAGGTTCAATCTTTGACTTACGATCTAGTTCAAACCATTCAGCTGATTTTGTATTCGCTGATCTCATGTGCTGTGCTACAAGAAAATTTGGATTGGTTTTCTGTAAGATGTCTAAAGCTTCTTTTGTTTTTGTTACCATGTCTTGTAACTGTGTTTCAAGTGTTTGAATTTTATTCATATCAACAGATTGTAAATCTCTGATAAGTTCGTTAAATTTTACTTTAAGATCTTCTTGCATTAACCTAAATCCATTCTCCATGGATACATGGTGTATCCTAGTGGTGCTAAGAGATATTCTTCAAATACAATTATCATAACAATCACAAACACAATCTGAAACCAACGGGGTGCTTTCTTTAACCAACGCATGGGTATTTGAAAGAGCCACTCATATAACCTCATCACATAACCCCAGAATCTATCACCTACACTAAATGGTGGCACCTTCCATAATATAACTGGTACTATCAACCACCATAACCATAATGGATAATCATCATCTGGTGTGTCAAAATATATTGCAAGTGCAACCATGCCTAGTAGATATACACCAATGTATTTTCTTAAATGTGCCATTAAAATTCAAATAGAGTTGAAAACGTATTGTTTGACTCTGACGCTCCTATATCATAATCTAACACACCAATAAGGTTGTCTAGTTTTTTATTAATTATTGTTTCTTCCATCAGTTGATCATCAAATGCTAACTCCTTGAACCATTGTGGAATACGCAGTTCATCAATTGGATATGCAATAGATGTGTATCCTAATGGATTGTTTTTAAGTTTGCACACAATCACTTTCTGTCCGTCCATGATCTCCATTGAGTGTTGATCCTTGTACATCTTTTTGACATTGTTCCAATTCATGGCCGCTCTGACATGTCCAGGCATGTTGGCTTTGCCTTGACGCTGTTCTTTACGCACATATTCAGTCAAGTTGTTTACTCGCTTGGGCGTACCTTTTTCCCAACCTGGACGTTCTCTAAACTTTAATCTAAAGTCTTGTATAAACTTAATAATCTCATTTTCTGTTTTGTTTGTCAACACCATTAGCAACACATCACTTAAAAAGTCCTGCACGAATGCTGGAGTGTCAGATCTTTTAAGATCAAGGCCCATTGCTTTGACTTTGCCTTCTTTACCACCTACATCATGACGTTGTCCTTCAAGATCATATATCAATGCCGCATATCTTTTCTTTGTAATGTACAATCCTTTAGATGCCACAATTTCTCGACCACCTTTGATAATTTTGCCTTTGTTTTCTGGAGCATGGAAAGCCTCATACATGAATCTTGGAAATGATTTGTTTACTTCATCTGCAATCTTGTCATACAGTTCTACACAAGATTCTTTGGTCCATGTCATCTTGCCTGCTTCTACTTCTTCTTTCACCATTGGGTATGCCGAGAAGTACACAGAATCTGTGTCACCATACACAATGCCAGCACCTGTGTGATCATATTCTCCTGTGATTATTTCATTTGTTTTGGCTGCCATGTGTTTGGTAATTGTTCTACCTGTCAGTGTAATTGATTGTCCTATACGCAAGTCAAAGAATCTACAGCCTGGATTTAATAGTGCGCCATACAATGAATTAAGATTAATTTTCTTGACTAACTGCCTTTTGGCCCAAAATGCTTCTTCTGTTTTGTTGCCTGCTTCTATGGCGTCACGCATTTTGCCCTGCATCTGTTTACGTTCTGCAAACCATTTTTCAAGTAGTCCAGGTATGATAGCTTCAAATTCAAATGTGAATATTGTACCATTTGCAGTTAATCCCCAATTGGATCCATTCTCAAATATCATGCCGTACAGTTCTGCCGCTGTGTGTGTTGTTTCTGTGCCATTAGTCCATTCAACTGTACAATTGAATGCCCTGTTCTTACGCATCACTTCTGTGTATTCAACTGTGCTGAACTGTCCTTCCCATGCCGCCGCTGGTGATTTCTTTTCAAAGTTGATTCTTTCGTTAATCATTTCTGTGGTTGCGTCTTGTTTGATCTGTCCAACAATAGTTTCTGGTCCCATGTTCATTGCTCTAATGATTGATGGATACAGTGAATTGATGTCAATAGCACCCACAAAGTCATGCAAACCTTTCTTTGGGTTGGCCACATAGGCACCAACTGCCGCTCCTGTAGAGTGTGGTTCTCGATATGGTCTATTGGGTACCACCATGCCACGTTTGTGTGTTTCATTTATAATTGCTTGTTCAGTCACTGCCACAGCACCCATGGTTGTTTGTAACAACACTGTGTTGGCATGTGCAAGTACATTGGCAAGATCTAAGAACTTCAGTTTCTCATCCAGTCTTGCAATCAGCATGACATCTTGTCTGTTGTATTCAATAAAAGTTCTGAAGTCTGAATTGTACAGTGCATCAAGTGTGCCTTCATATGGTGTTTTCATTTCACCAAGTTCCATGTTGGATATTGCATCCAATGAATATGAATGTCTTTCTTCATATGTGTATTTTCGATACAGTTGCATGTAGTCCAAATGCACACGACCAATCAAGTCATATGTGATTTCTTCGTTGCCAAAACGTTCAAACTTTCTTTTGCGTGGAGGCAGATTCCACAAACACATTTTGCGTGAATCATCTTTGCTCAGCACCTTTTGTATTCTTGACACTGTGTATGGAATATCATAACCTTCACTGTTCCAACCACTCAACACATCAGCATCTTCAATCACACCTAAGAAAGTTTCAAGCAGTTGTGCTTCTGTTTCTACAATGTATGTGTTATCAAAATCTTTGACTGAGTCTTGTGCTTCTTCCATTGTAAGAGTTTTTGGTGGCACAGCAATGGTTACAAGTTGTTCTGACCACTGCAAATACAGTGTGATACTGGTGATGGGCATGAATGGATCTGCTGGCTTCGAAAATCCTCTTGCTGGATCAAAGTCTACTTCAATATCAAAGAACGCCACATGCATGTTGGGTGCTTCTCTATCGAGATAGTTTTCTTCCAAGCATCTAAATATTGGATTGACATCTGCTTCATATATCTGTTTGCCTTTGTGCATGGCAAGTTCTTTTTGAAAATCTTTGTTTAGTTTTGTGCTGACTCTACTGACTGGCGTGTCATATATGGATCTGTGTTTGCCTTTTGGATCGTCATAGTAGAACACATACCTAGCCGGGTAGTCTGTGTATTGGCGTTTGCCATTATGTCTTTCGACTACCCAGATTTGATCCTTTTCACGATCAAAGTATGCGTCAACGTAACTCACTACTGTGTTTTACCTACAGTTGCTAGGATTGTTTCGAGCTCTTCAAGTTTAGCCTGCTCTTCATGTAGGCCAGCTTTGAATGCCACACCAATTGCTTTGTTCAACATGGCTGGCTTGATGTCCAACTCTTCTGACAATGCTTTTACTGTGTCTTTCAAACCCGCATTGAGATCTGTGATCTCTTGCTTGACTTGAATACCTTCATCAATCAATTTAGTAAGTTTCGCTTTTTCTTCTGGATTGAATACTCGCGACATGTCTTCTCCTTGTGTTATAACAAACTCATTATAACATTAAAACTAATTGCTGTCTACTTTGTTTTTTGTTATGGTTTTTTCCAATTTTTTGGTATCTGCTATCTTATTTGTAACAAATTTAAGACCACGTGATCCTGCTGATTTTGGATCTTTCTGCTGAATATCAGAATCCGTGTGTGCTTCTACAATCTCTTTTATTTTCATGGTTTGCCTTGTCCGCGGCTTCTAACGTATTGTTTTCTTTTGGATTTATTTTTTGGTTTACTACGTGGACTTTGTCCTATGGAAGTACGTTTCTTAATAGGTGTTCTATAGATGTTTGATGGTAGTCCTCTAACCTTTGCCATCTATGATGTCCTCTAGCTTTGCCAATGGTCCATACTTTTCTGGATTTTTTGCAACCAAATATCCTAAGAACTGTGAAGGTTGCACACCATTTGCTTTTGCCATTTCTCTAATCTGTTTTCCTATGTTTAGCAGTTGCACTTTTTCGTCCATGCTCAT